ACACTCACATCACGGCTGACATTGTTGATCCAGTGATCATGATGGGGCTAATGAGGCAGGGCTTTGATTATGTCATTCATCTGGCAGCACAAGCCGGTGTCAGGCATTCACTGGATAAGCCACAGGATTACATCGATACCAATGTGACCGGCTTCCTGAACGTACTGGAAGCTATTCGTGAGACTCCGATCAATCAACCCAAGCGACTGCTGTATGCCAGCTCATCATCAGTCTATGGATCAAATAAATCCATGCCATTCACTGAAGAGGAAAGAACCGATGGGCCAAGTAATATCTATGCTGCGACCAAAAAAGCAAACGAACTCATGGCAGAATCCTATCACCAGCTATTCGGGATACGATCCACTGCTCTTAGGTTTTTCACCGTCTACGGTCCCTGGGGCCGTCCCGACATGGCGCTGTTTAAATTCGTTAAAGCCATCAAAAACGGTGAGCCTATTGAGCTCTTCAATGGTGGGAATCACCAGCGTGACTGGACATACGTTTCCGATATAGTCAGTGGTATCTGTACCCTGCTTGATAGCAATGCCACCTGTAAAAGTGTGGACCGCTTTAATCTCTGTAGTGGGCAGCCCATTGAACTGAAGTATTTCATCCAGGTGATTGAGGAAGAACTGGGCAAGCCAGCTTTCGCACTGAACCTGCCACTTCAGTCCGGTGACATCCAAGCCACGTGGGGTGATAACACTAAACTGAGAACTCTGGGCTGGAGTCCAGAGACAACCATCGACACCGGGATCAAGCGATTCATTGCTTGGTACAAGAAATGCTACGAGGTAACAGCATGAAGATAGGAATTGTAGGCTTTGGCTTTGTGGGAAAGGCTGTGTATCACGCACTGAACGGTGATGCCCAGACACTGATAGTGGATCCGGCCCACACCAATGAGTCCATTGATAATATGAATGCCTGGGAACCGGACGCTGTGTTCATCTGTGTGCCTACTCCCTGCAAGCCCGATGGATCGGTGGATGGGAGCATACTGAAATCGGTACTCGATGCCCTGGATCCCCAGATACTCAAGATCGTGAAGAGTACAATCACCCCGGACTGGCTGGAGAACTATCATCACGTGGTATTCAATCCTGAATTCCTTACCCAAAGGACAGCCAATGAGGACTTCCTGCACCCTGACTTCCTGATATTCGGTGCTGATGAAAAACTGGATGCCCGGGAAGCATTCCAAATATTCAGGGATCACACCACGGTGGAGATCCCGGTCGCGCTGTTCATCACTGATATCAAGTCTGCATGCTTGGTGAAGTACGCCCTGAACTGCCATTACGCGTCGAAGGTGATCTTCATGAATGAGATCAGCGCCCTGCATAACAAAATTGAAGCTGGCACAACCTGGAACCAGTTTGCTGAGATGTTATCTGCAGACTCCCGGCTGGGCAGATCACACCTCGATGTCCCGGGTCCCGATGGGTACTGGGGATATGGTGGCGCTTGTTTCCCCAAGGATACGAATGCACTGTGGGCTTTTGCTGCCGATCGAGACATTAGTCTGGATGTACTGAAGGCTGCCATGGACAAGAATGCCATCATCAGGGATGAACCTGAGTGATCACATTTGTCTGCTTTCTCTGGCCCGGGGCGCGAAACTATAAGCCATCGCACGTGAACCAATTGGCTAATGCGCTGCACTATTTCTATCCCCGGGATCACAAGCTTGTCTGCGTCACCAATCAGACCGCGGGATTCAGTAGTCTGGTAACCCAGATGCCAATGCCGAGTGCTGCAGAGAAGCTGGGCGAACTCGCTGCACCCCAGGGCGCTGAGTTTCCCTCATCATTCCGTAGGCTGTGGCTATTCAGTGAAGAAGCAATGCAGCTGGGTGATACAATATTCATAACTGACATCGATGCCATGATTGTCGGTGATCTGCGCCCTCTGGTCGATCACAAGGCTGATGTGGACTTTGTAGGCTGGCGGCCCCGCAAGATATGGGGCAAAGAGGACAGGATCGCTGGTGGTAACTGGAGACTCCGTGCCGGTAGCCACACTGATCTATGGGAAGAATTCAGGCGAGATCCCCGGGGCTGGATACGCCATGCCCGGGCAAGGAACTGGAATGGCTCAGATCAGGCTCAGATATCCCTGTATTTCAATGAACGATCCGATCGGTATGCCTTGTGGCCAAAGGACTGCGGTATCCATGGAGCGCAGGAAGGTGTGTTCCAGTGGAATTATCCACCTCCAGGGGCTAAGATCGTACACTGTAATGGAAGTGAAAAGCATTTCGATCAATCAAAACTCTGGATGGATGCCTACACCACGGCATTCAGCCACCCTAGTGACAGAACCATAGAGAATTTTCACGATGAGTAGTCCAATACATTTACCATATCAACCAGCCCATTGTGCTGGACCACTGTTTTACAGCACGTATCAAGCGATCTATGCGCCCTATCTGGTCGCTGGGCACAAACCGCGACGTAACCTGGTCGGGCAGGCAATGGTAATGTCGAAGAGGAATATCAAGCATGTCGGCTGAAGAAGGCAACAGCTACTGGCGTAGAAGGCTGGTGAACAAAGGGAAGCCCCGGAAATTCGAGACTGCCGAGGAACTGGCTGAAGCTTGTGTGGAATACCTTGAGTGGGTGGAAGACAACCCCCTGTTTGAAGACAAGCCAATGTCTTCCCGGGATGGGATCACGCATGAAACAATCACGAAGATGAGAGTGCCCACGATCCAAGGGCTCACCACTCATCTGGGTGTTCACCGTATCACCTGGAACAAGTGGCGCGAAAGCCGGGATGATCTGAAGGAAACGATCGCCCTGATAGATAACGCGATGGAAGCTGTCCAATTGGAAGGCGCGAGTGCCGGGCTACTGAATGCATCGATCATCGCCAGGATGGTGGGCTTGGTGGATAAGGTGGAAAGCAAGAGCGTCACGGCTGATCTGTCTGAACTTCCCCGGGAAGAGATCGAGAACAAACTGAAAGAGATTTTTAGCGACTGAGGTAACACCATGAAAACCCCTAATGACTTTGACCGGGATCTCACCCCGGGCTTTCAAGTAATAATAAATATCATTCTGCTCGGCTTGCTGTGCTTCCTGCTGTTTGGCTGCCAGTCACCGGCAATGAATGAGCAGCTGAGTGAATCGACAGCAGGGTGCATTGATTATGATTTCATTACCAGTGAGTCCAATGCCAGGATAGTGAAGCTACCTGTATTTGATCCACCACCCACAATTGCTGAGACAACTGAACTGATCTCGGAGCTCTGTCCAAACGGATGAACCTTGAGAAGTATGATGCTCTTTCCCCGGGAGAGCAGAAGCAGGTAGGACAGTACCTGGCTGAACTGGATCGTAGGGATGCCGAGTCCACTGTCATTGGCTTTGTCCACCCAGAGCGTGGGCACACCCACTCGACCCAGAAGTGGAAGGGCAAGTGGTCAGCCACATCGAATGAACCATCCGTATATTTACCGGCTAAACTTGAGCGAGTCCTCACCACTGAGGCACGGCAGGTATTCTTAATCGGTGGCCGCGGATCATCCAAGTCAATTTCTGCAGGTGACATCTGCCTGATTGATGCCAAGGATGACAATGCCAAGACATTCTGCTTGCGTGAATTCCAATCATCGATCAGTGACTCAGTCCATGCCCTGCTTGTGGCTGAGATCGAGCGCCTTGAACTGGAAGGCTTTGAAACCACCCAGAATACAATCAGTATCGGTGATACCCAGGTATTCAGCTTCAAGGGGATATCCCGTAATCCCTCCAGCATTAAGTCTGCTTTCGGCTTCAAGAACTGGCTGATCGAGGAAGCACAATTCCTCAGTGAAGAATCGCTTGAGATCCTGATGCCCTCGGCCCGTAAGAAACCAAACAAAGGATTGCCCACTGAACTGGAGGATGAGGATGTAGCCAATGAGGGTGTCCGGTTAATATTCGTGGCCAACCTGGGAAGCATGGAAGATCCATTCACCAGACGAGTAGCGCCCTATCTGGCTGAGGTGGAGAAGCACGGATTCTATGAAGATGACCTCAGGCTGATTATTAAGATAAACTACTCTGACAACCCATGGTTCAAAGACTCCGGTATGGAGCGAGAAAGGCAGGAAGACAAGCGCAATATGCCAGCAGCCCTGTACGATCACATCTGGGAAGGTGCAACCAATGACAGCATTGAGAATGCTCTCATGCTGGCAGAATGGTTCGATGCCTGTATCGATGCCCACGTAACGCTGGGCTTTATTCCCCGGGGAGCGAGGATCTCAGCCCATGATCCAAGTGATATGGGTAGTGACAGCAAAGGCTATTGTGTACGCCATGGTTCTGTCATCGAGAGAATTGAAGAGAAGACTGATGGCAATGTGAATGAGGGTGGGCACTGGGCCGCGGGATTGGCACTGGAAGATCGTGCTGACTACTTCACCTGGGATGTCATAGGAATGGGCGCCGGATTGGTAGAACAATTCTCCAAGGATTTTGAGGGCAAGAAAATGGAGATCACTGCATTCAATTCCAGTGAATCCCCGGATGATCCGAAAGCCCCATACAAGCCAGCACTCGAAGAATTTGTGAAGGGACAACTGCAGAATAAAGATGTGTTCAAGAACAAGCGAGCCCAGTATGCATTTGAATTCCGCGATCGCGTTTATCGCACGTACCTGGCGATCACTCAGCCTGAAACTTATGGCTACCAGGACCCGGATACATTAATCAGTTTTTCCAGTACAATGCCCTTATTGATGAAACTACGGGCAGAAGCTTGTAGAATTCCAAGGAAACCAAACCGGAATGGATTGAACGAACTGTACACCAAAGACGAGATGAAGAGCAGATTCAGGCTGTCATCGCCTAATCTGTTTGACACTGTTATGATGTCCTTACGTTATAAACCCCCGGTAAAAGAGCGGACCGCAGCCCGACCTCCCACCATTAAGCCCATGCGGAGTGGACGATAAATGGCATACAGAGAAGGCTTTGGCGATGACGATCGCTGCTGTGATATAAAATCAGCTTTTGACCAGAATTATGAAGCTAATCAGGAAACCCGTAGAAGGGGCGCTGATGATCGCGTCTTTGCTTGGGTGACCCAGTGGGATGACACTCTCCTGGAGGACACCGAGAACGCATACCGGGGTGAATTCAATATCATCCGTAAAGGCACAAGGCATATCATTGCTGACTTACGTGCCAATCCAGTACAGGTAGACTTTGAACCAGTGGACGATCAGCGCGAAGATGGTGCTGAGATCCTCGATGGTTTGTACCTGACTGATGACAGACGCAATACCTCCCTTGAAGCCTACGATAATGCCAGCCTTGAAGCTGTGGATTGTGGCGTGGGTGGGTGGGAGCTCTACACTGAATATGAATCAATGCGCAATGGTGACTCACACCAGGTGATTCGCCGGCGCCCGATCTACGAAGCCAATAACACCTCATTCCCTGATAGCAATGCCAAGCGCCTGGACAAGTCCGACGCCATGAACTGGGGCATCCTTGCGCCTTACAGTCAGACTGGCTATTGCCGACTGGTGAAGGAATTGATGGGTGAGGATGTTGAGCCTGAAGAATTATCTGCAGAGTCATTTGCCCAGCCCGAACAGTCCTATGTATTCCCATGGATTGCCGGCCAGCTTGAGACAATCTATGTGTGCCGGTGGTACGAGAAAGAACTGGTAAAAGACACCGTCCTGACAATGGAAGACTCTCTGGGCAATGTCCAGCAGATGCTGAACTCCCAGGTCATGGAGGTTCTTGATGACTTGCTGGCAGCAGGGTATTCGATCACCAATGAGAAAAGCATCGAACGATATAAAGTTACCCTGACAATTCTATCCGGGGAAGGAATTCTGGATGAGCGCGAAATTGCCGGAGATAATATCCCGGTAGTCCACACTTACGGTGAGCGTACATTCATTGAAGGTGAGGAAATATGGGAAGGGGCAGTAAGACTGGCCAAGGATCCCCAGCGCCTTCGTAATTTCATGCTGTCCTATCTGGCTGAGATCGCCACCCGGTCACCACGGCCCAAGCCTATGTTCACCCCAGAAGAGGTGGCAGGGCATGAGTGGATGTATGACAAGTCCGGTGCTGAGAACAACTACGCTTATTACCTGTATAACTCGATCGATGCTAATGGCCAGCCCATTGAGCGGACCCGGGAGATAATGCCACGCTCTGAAATCCCTGCCGGGATGATGGAACTGGGCATGGAGACACGCCAGGCTGTAGATGATGTCGTGAACCCCGGGATACCCCAAGAATTTTCTGACACTGACTTGTCAGGCAAAGCCATGGACATACTGACAGCCCGTTTTGATCAGCAGTCCATCGTTTATCAGCAGAATATGAAGCATGCGAAGCGATATGATGCCCAGGTCTACGCTGGAATGGCAACAATCGTCTATGATTCCCCACGAACAGTGACTGTCACCGGGCGAGATGGGACCAGGAAGCAGCAACAGCTGCAGAGTACAATTCTGGACCAGGAATCTGGTGAAATCAGGGTGATTAATGATCTCACGAACTCCGAATTCGAGGTATTTGCCGAAGTAGGGCAGTCATATACCTCCCAGAAGGAGAAAACCCGGGACCACCTTGAGTCTATGGGTGAGAAAATGGCTGTACTGGATCCCCAGATGGCTAAGATCATGATGATGCAAGCAATGACGCTGATGGATGGCGTATCCCTGGACGGTATCCGCAAATACATGAAAAACCAGCTGCTACTGGCTGGTGTCGATGAACCCGAGAACGAAGAAGAAGCTCAGTTTGTCCAGCAGGCCCAGCAGAACCAGCAACCAGATCCTATGTTAGTGGCAGCACAAGCTGAAGCCACCAAAGCTGAAGCAGATGGCATGAATGCCGGTACTAATCAGCTAAAAGCCCAGATAGATCAATTCAGGGCTGAGACAGACCGTTTTGAGGCTGAAGTGAAAGCTGAAGAGTCTGGGTCTAAGATCAGGCTGAATGATGCCAAAGTCACGGAAGCCGGGACAAAGTCATACGCGAATCTGCGAGGATCCGCCGGGCAGGCAGCCAATGATTCCCCCGGGCCACGAAGAATGAAATACGATCCCGGTTCAAGAAGTCTCCAGGGGGCGTAATCCGTGGCAAAGCCCGATCTGATGAACTACACCCGGGGCCAAAACATCGAGGTAGAGATTGGCAATGATACGCTGATCGAACTTCCCCCGGGATCAACACCTCAGCAAATGATGGAAGCCATCACTGCCTGGCACCAGTCTGCAGAAGCTGGTGAATATTGGGATCCCCGCGAAAACACCCTGCTCGAAGGCGCTGGCCAGTACCAGATACAGCCTGTCAACGAAACCGTCCGAGATAAGATATTCAACACTGCCATCGATTTCCTGACTTCCCCGGGAGATGATCCCATTGCCCGGCAGAGAGCGATCCGCCGTGCCCAAGATGTCACCACGTCGCTGGATCTTCTCCCCGGGACTGGTGATGCCATCCTGCTTGGTGATGCCCAAGCTGCCTACAATAATAAAGACTTCCTGGAAGCTGCCGTATTAACCGGGATAGCTGCTGTCGGTGCTGTCCCAGTGATCGGTGATGCCGGGGCTAATGCACTAAAAAAACTCAAAGGAAACAATAATTTAGGCAAGGACGTAATTGAGAAGCTGAACCTCTGGCATGGATCACCTAATAAATTTGATCAGTTTGATATGTCTAAGGCTGGTGATCAGGCAGGGCAGGCACGTGGTCATGGTGCATACCTCAGTGAGTCCAGGGAAGTGGGCGAAAGGTATTCTGATCTGGGCGCAAGCGAACAGGCATGGACTGGTGAAGATCGCCAGAAAGTAGTGGATCGATTTATCGAAGAGTACCCTGATGCTCTTCCCGGGGAAGGCAGGACTGCAGGCGATCTGATGACTGGTGATTCTTACGAATTACAGCGCATGATCAATGACTATGGTTCTCCTGAATTCATCTCAGAAATGAATGCGACAAGGGCATCTGGCAGCTTGTATAACGTAGAAGTGGATGCCACTTCTGATGAGATGCTTGACTACGATGCACCCCTGAGTGAGCAGAGCGATAAGGTAAAACTCTCACTCGAATCGCTAAAGAAGGAACCCTGGTTCACTTATGATGATTCAGCAAAAGGCAGCGCAGTTTATGATGCCATGTCTGATTACTATGGGTCCCGGCAGATAGCTTCTGAAAAGCTTGATGAGATGGGTGTCCGTGGCATGCGCTATGCTGATGAGACTGGAGATACCGAGGGTGGTGTATCTAATTTCGTAGTCTTTGATGAGTCCCGAATGAACGTACTCACCCGGGATGGCGAACCAGTCACCGGGGCGCAAAGGCAGGAAGCGATCGATGCGTGGCACGGATCACCTCACACTTTTGATGAGTTTAGTCTGGAGAAAATTGGGACCGGGGAGGGAGCGCAAGCCTACGGGCACGGACTCTACTTTGCCGACAAGCCCGGGGTGGCATCCGAATACAAGAAACAAGGACAGCAGGGCATAGGCTCTATCAGGCGATACCGTCCTGATATCGATGAACTGTCCGATGAAGCGTGGGATGAGATCACTCCTGTTATGCGGAAATACGGCATGGCTGGTGATATCCAGCCCAATCAGACTCAGCCCGGGATGATCCGTGGGCTTCTGGATGATTACGGTGATCGATTATCTGCTGCCGAGAAGGCTACCCTGGAGCAGTATGCGCTACCTGAAGGTAGCCTGTATAACGTGGATATCAATGTATCCCAAGCTGATCTCCTGAATTACGATGCACCATTCAGCACCCAGTCTGAAACGGTGCAGAATGCACTGAATACAATTTATAAAGAATCTTCCCCGGGATCATTCAAAGACTCCCTGGAAGGGAAGGATGTCGATCAGCTGCTCAAGGTGGCAGATGATATGGATCGGAACAATTCCTTCCGAGAACTGGAAGATGATGATCCACCATGGGATGTAGAGAGTCTGAAAGAGGCGCTGATCTATTCCTTTGATGACGCTGATATGGCTGACTACATGGAAGGATTGGAAGCTTTACCGGGACAAACCGGGGGCTCAGTTTACAACCAGCTTGCCAGCAGAATGACGGACCAGGAGATATCCAAGAGGATGTCGGAACTGGGAGTGCCCGGGATCCGCTATTCTGACGCAATAAGCAGATCCACCAATATGGCTGACAGGAAAATGGATAACCTGGTTGCCAAGCATAATGGTGATATCGAGGCAGGGCTTGCTGAATTTATGCAGGGGATTCACGAAGCGCCAGCAGAAAAGGCGAAAATGGAAGAGCAGTTTAGGCGAACCCTGCAGAATAAAACCAATAACTACGTGATTTTTGATCCTGACAACATATCAGTGAAGACTCGCAATGGTGAGCCAGTTACTGGGGCAGCACGTGATGAGACACTTTCTTCCATGGGAGTGGTAAGCCAATCCCCGGGCGCTGAAGGTTTCGATGCCCGGTATGGCAAAGGCATTGGTACTGATGTTCGCGTGGGCGAGACTCCCAAGCTTGAGGGTCTGCAGAGGATTGTCTCGGAAGCCCAGTATGAAGTCCCAGAGATATCCCTTGCCGACATGGAGGGCAGGCCGTTTATCACCCACTACAGCGACAGAACAGACGCTGGACGCACTCTTCAGGGTGTGGATGGGGAAGAATTCGCTCCTGTTGATCTCCAGGGTGGACAAGATTATATGTTCACCAACCCGGGAAGCGTCTGGGCTGGTGGCAAAGCGCCGGCAACCGGCTATATGCGTATGGCTGATCAGATCAGACAGAGTACCGGGCAAGATCCGCTATTCATTCCCTGGCGAATGACTCCGACAGGTAGTGATTTCTCATCGATGACTGGGGAGACAATGATTTCCCACGCGTCGGCAAACATGCGCCCCGGGGCGAAGCGATCGCTCAATGCCCGGCTAAAGAAATTGATCCCGGGCTTCAAATCGGTGGATGATCCAGAAAGTCTTGAGTTATACCGTGGGCTTTCCGGTAGGCAGCGCAACCAGGTGATGCAAGTGATGGACAGGGATTTCCGCGATCGTGGTGGATTATCCGTATCTCAGGCACGAATGGCTGTATCAGCCCCAGATCAGGTCAATGCCCCACAATTCGGGCTTCAGAACATAGGCGAGATTGATTCACGTGGAACGCTGACAGAATCAGCCCACAATACCTATCCGCAAGCTATTCCCGGTCAGGGCATAGGGAGGCTTCAAGAGAATCTGGAGGTTTTCGACATTATTCCCGAATATATACGGGCAAAAGGATACGATCGGACGCAACCCGAAGAGGGATTGCGCAGATCGCTAGAGATGAACCCAGTTTCTGGGATTATTGATGCTGACTTGCTGAAGAAGCTTGGATTGTAAGCATTTCTGGCTTGAAATCACCACCCAGAAAGTCCTCACCCCAGCGAATAGCGTAGTTAGTCAGGTATTGCATGACATCAGCCTGAGAAAATGGGGTGCTGGTATCCCGCTCCATGGCATACTTGCACTCAAGCATCTGAAGCGCCAGGAGCATGTCTGGGCACAGGGTGAAATCATATTCATCATTGATGAATGGCAAAAACTGTTTGGTATGCATTTTTCTATCCTCTTATTGAAAGTGGATTTTAAGCTTATTCAGGCATAAATGCAAAGCTTTATCGTGATCTATATCACACCGCATCGGACGGATTTCCGAGTATAAGTTACCCGGGAGGGGAAAACCCATGGCTAGAGAAGGCACAATTACGCTCAAAGAACTGCAGAAAGAGAACGCTGCGGAACAAGCAAAAGCTGACAAAGCTGAAGAAGAACGACTACGACTGGAGGAAGAAGCCCTTGGCGATGATGACCTGGATGATGATGACGGACAGGCAGGTGATGCTGATCAGGATACTGGGGATGACGGTGGAGATCCCGATGCAGACGGTGACGGAGATGCTGAAGGCGAAGACAGCGAAGGCGATTCTGATGATGATGATCAAGATCCAGATAAGAAAGCTGAGTCTAAAAATAACGCTGATGAGTCTTGGATGCTCGATGATGAAGGCAAAGCGCCTGATCCTGAGAAGAAATACACCGACACTGATGCCAAGCACATCCGACAGAAGTACAAAGGCAAGATCAATGATCTCAAGGATGAAAACGAAGAGCTCCGAAGGCAGATAGAAACCGCTCCCCGGGGCCAGAAGCAGATTACCGGGCAAAATGTTGATACCAGCATAAAAGAGCCAGCCCGGGCAGACTTCAAGGACGATATGGCGTACCTGGAAGCACGGCAGGACTACAAGATGGAAGTCCATGCTGCCGAGCAGGAAACGCGCCACCAGTCCCAGCAAGTCCACCAAAAACAGACTGAGGCAAAGCAGAACCTCACCAAAGCTGTCGATGCTCACTACATGAGGGCTGACCAATTGGTAACCCAGTCAGGCATTGCCCCAGAGAAATATCAGCAAGCTGACACAATTGTTCGCCAGGCGCTGGACTCTGTGTTCCCCGAAGCTGGGGATGGTGTGGTGGATTCCCTGATCGCTCGTATGGGTGAAGGATCCGAGAAGGTGATCTTCAACCTGGGAGTGAACGCTGCCCGGCGAACAGAATTACTGCAGCATCTGCGTGATGATCCCAGTGGTATCGCTGCTGCTGTGTTTCTGGGTGATCTGAAAGGTAAGCTGGCTGCCCCTGCCAAGCGTCAAAGTCAGGCGCCGGCACCCGGGAAAGGCAATCTCAATGGTGACGGAAAGGGTGAAGGTGGGAAGAAACGTGCCCTGCTGAAGAAATACCGCGAAGCCCATAAGAAAAATGATGGTCAGTCTGCCTTCAATGCGAAGAAGGAAGCCAAAGCATTGGGTATTGACGTAAGCAAGTGGTAACCGGCACAATGTAGGCTGGACTTACCCGACAACCTGGAGGGCCAGATGGCTCGAAGAATGAAGCAACTCAGAACAGCATCCCCGGCTACCCGGGGAGAATCAAGCCCACCTACCCGGGGAGGCGCTGCTCCCAAGAGAATGGGTGAATCTTCACCGGCTACGAGAGGTGGATCAAGCCCACCAAAACGTGGCACGGTAGGAGCCAGGAAGCGTGGTGATACTTACAAATTGAAGCGATAACTCTCCTGAGTGCATTGGCCCCTGAAAATGGGGCTTTTTTTTGTCTGCAGAATAGGGTTACAATGTGAATACGGACAAGCCATGTCCGGTCCAAACAATGGCAGGCCTACGAGAGGCACGTATCTCGGTTGAATGATCCCTGGATCGGGAGTGATGATCCACTGGAATGCCGTATCTATTGGTACAGGCAAATTTTAACCGAGCAATATGGAGGATTTCGTATGACTGCTCAATCCGTAACAGCGGGTAAGATCGCTGAAGTAATTTTTGAAAACGCTCTGGAAACCTATGAATCTCAGCAGATGATGCTGAACATGGTTGATTTCTGGGAGCCTGATGATTCCACATTACAAAACTCCAATAACTTTATCTGGAGAAATGTGGAGCAACACGCCCCGGTAATCGAGGGCTGGGACTTGACTGGATCCGAAACCGGAATCATTGAAGAAACCTATCCTGCTCTTCTGGGCACTCCTACGAATGACTATGTGACCATCCGTGCAGACAACCTGCGTGATCGTGGTTTCTGGGAACGTCGCGGTAAAGCTTCAGGTGAGCGTCAAGCTTCATACCTGAACTCTGCCATCACCTCAGCAATGGTGAATCAGGCTTCTCTTCATTATCATTCAGAAACCACTTCTGGCTTTGACTACATTTCCGAAGCACAAGCCCTTATGAATGAGCGCCAGGGATCAACCCCGGAACGCTGCTTCTTGCTGAACGATCGCTCTAATCAAGCTTTCTCTCAGGAATTGGCTGGCCGCGCTACATTACAAGGTCGCCCTGCTGACACTTGGAATACTGGTCAGATCGGTGCGAATGTTGCCCAGTTTGATGTTTACACTGGCTCTTTCATTCCTACTCTGGATGGTGGTGCATCGCCAAATACTACTGTGAATGGCAACCATTCATTCGGTCCTGAAGGTGGATCGGTGACTGCTGCTTCCGGTAATGTTTCCAATGTGGACTATAGAAAAGCTGACATCACTGTTGTCTCTTCTACTGGCTACACTGTTGGTGACAAGCTTGCCTTCATCAATAACCAGGGTGGTTATGTGAATGCGATCGGCCGGGATGACAAGACTGATACAGCCTTGCCAATGACATTCACTGTGGCTGCTGTCCCTGATG